GTCAGCCAGGGCGTAGTAGGTGCCGGGCAGCCGCATGACGCGGGAGACGTTCTTGATGCTGCGGTCTGCGTCGCAGTAGTCCAAGAGCCGCTCCTGCACCAATGCCCAGTGGTGCGGTGTGATCGGATCGGACAGCACCCAGTAGGTGTGGATCGACTTGCCGCCGGTATCAATCTGCAGGGTTGGCTCCGGCAGGCCAAGCTCTTGCCATGCCGTCAGCTGCCATTCACGCGGGCGATCGTCCCATTCGGCAAAGAACGCACGGCATGAGGTGATGTCGGCATTGGTATCACCGCCATCGTTGACGACCACGTAAACGCCGCGGCCTTCCTCTTGCCACTGCCGGATCAACGGCTTGCGGGCACCACCTTTGCGACCCTTGTCCTGCGCCTTGGCGGGATGCTCCTTATGCAGAAAGGCACGCAGGCGTATGGTGCCAGCCGGTTTGCCGAGCAGGGCAATGAACCGACTGGCTTCGGAGAAGTCGATCTCTTTCATCGGCGCGACTGCTCCACTTGCTCGCGGCGCATGGCCTCCTCGACCACAAGACGGATTACCGCGCTGCGGGACAAGCCAGCACGCCGCTGCTGGTCAAGCCACTGCACCTGCTGCGGCGTGAAAAGAACTGAGATGGGATGCACGGGCCTCCGTGACAGGCTTGCCAATCTTAGCCAGACTCGCTAAGGTGTCAGGGCACTGCATCACGCTTGCACCTATGGAAACCATGCCATGCCCGAAATGCGGGCAAGAGTCGCCGTTCAAGTTGCGACCGGACACGCAGCATCACGGCGAGATCCGCTGCCCGGTGCATGGGCACATGTGGATCTCAAAGCCGGCTGAGCTGAAGACCGTGCGTCGTAAGGTCAACCGCGAGCTGTTTGAGCTGGTGCCGGAGGACATGCGCGACTACTGCTGGGTGTGCCTCCGAGACCGCGCAACGCTTAAGGCGCTCCGACCCATGCTGCCGCTAGAGGCGCATCACATCATTGAAGTGAAGGATGGCGGCGCCGATGAACGCGACAACATCATGATCGCGTGCAAGGAATGTCACTCCGGCATTCACCGCATCCGCGAGGCTTTCAACCGATACAACAATCTGACTGAGCAGTGAGACGCTTCCGCATCGCCAACTACTTGGACCCCAACCCCCCGAACGGCAAACGGGTCACAAGGCCATCACGCTGGGGTAATCCGTTTCGCGTGGGCCATGAAGCTGCCAATGCAGCGGAAGCGGTGGCGATGTTCCGCGATCACCTGCAGCAGAACCCGGCGCTTGTGGAGCTGGCCAGACGTGAACTGCGTGGCTTTGATCTGGGCTGCACCTGCCCGCTCGATCAGCCCTGCCATGCAGACGTGTGGATTGAGCTGCTGTCACCTTGACCCACCCCCGCCACCCTGTGCTAACCTTCTCAAGTCCCTCACCACTGGACATGACCGACACTGACTGGATCAGAGACCGCCTGCCAACCGTGGCAGATGCGGATGAAAAGGGCGAAGTGCTGACTCCGCATAAAACCACTGGGCAGACGTTCTTTCAACGGTGGCAAGAAGTGCGCCCAAACCAGCAATGGCGCCACACCAGCCGATGGCGTTCTATTCCCACCACCACACCCCGCCTGTTCGCCAGCATCACCCGCACCAAGGACCGCTACCTAGCGCTGGCCGATGACGGCACCGCATGGGAAAACTGGGGTCAAGGTTGGGTGCAACTGGACCCGCTGCCTGCACGGGAGGTGGCGGCATGAAGCCCGACATCAAGCAAGCGTGGCTCACCGCCCTACGCAGCGGCGACTACCAGCAAGGGCAAGGCTATCTCCGCCAAGGTGATCAGTATTGCTGCCTTGGTGTGCTGTGCGACTTGTACGGCAAGGCGGTGGGGCCGGAGTGGGAGGCGGTGGATCAGTATGGCGCTCACCGGGTTCACTCCATGCACGGCAGTGAAGTTGTGCTGCCGGTCAAGATCACGGTTTGGGCCGGCCTTGAAGACCGGAACCCGCTCGACCTCGCCGCTAGGAACGACAACGGTTCCACATTTGAAGAACTCGCCAACATTATCGAGGAAGGTCTCTGATGCTCACTGCTTTGATCCTCACCACCCAGCAACCCTTACTAGACCAGTGCAACAAACCTGCGCCGGTTGCTGTGGTACGCCAGGCGCCGGACAGCCCCGACGGTGAACCGCGCGTGATCTGGACTGAAGGCGACTCTGATGATTGCGTGGAGGTTTGATGGGTAGTTATCAGGAGTTCCTAGAGCGCAAGCTACACACTGGCGCTGAACATGGCTTTGAGCCACTGTGGATGCCGCCTCAGCTGTTTGATTTTCAGCAGTCGCTGGTGACATGGGCGATCCGCAAGGGCCGCGCGGCAATCTTCGCTGACTGCGGGCTCGGCAAGTCGGCAATGCAGCTCACTTGGGCTGAAAATGTCGCACGGTACACCAATAAGCCGGTGTTGATCCTGACGCCCTTGGCAGTCTCGGCTCAAACCATTCGCGAAGGTGAAAAGTTCGGCATCGAATGCCACCGCAGCAGTGATGGCAGCGTGCCGGGTCGTATTGTGGTCACCAACTACGAGCGGCTGCATCTGTTCAACCCAGCTGATTTCGCTGGTGTTGTGTGCGATGAGTCGAGTATTCTTAAGTCGTTTGATGGCTCACGGCGCAATGAAATCACTGACTTCATGCGCAAAGTGCCATACAGATTGCTGGCTACTGCCACAGCAGCTCCCAACGACTTCATTGAGTTAGGTACCAGCAGTGAAGCACTTGGCTACATGGGTCACATGGACATGCTGGCTAGGTTCTTCAAAAACGACAATAACAACCTAACCAGCCGCCGCATGTATGGCGAGGCACCTAAGTGGCGCTTCAAGGGCCACGCTGAGCTGCCGTTTTGGCGCTGGGTGACCAGCTGGGCACGGGCTTGCCGTAAGCCATCAGACCTTGGCTTTGATGACGGTCGCTTTGTGCTGCCGGAGCTGATCGAATCCGATCATTTGATCGAGACCGCCACAGTCGCGGAAGGGATGCTGTTTGCCATCCCAGCGACAGACCTACGCGAGCAACGCGCAGAGAAGAAGCGCACCGTCGCCGAGCGCTGCGAGATGGTCGCCAGTATGGTTGCCAACACCGGCCAGCCGGCTTTGGTGTGGTGCCACTTGAACGAGGAAGGGGATCTACTGCAAAAGCTGATTCCTGATTCCGTTCAAGTATCCGGCAAGGATAAAGATGATCTGAAAGAGAGCCGGCTGATCGACTTTGCAGAAGGCCGCACTCGCGTGCTGATCACCAAACCAAAGATCGGCGCATGGGGGTTGAACTTTCAGATCTGCAATCACATAACCTACTTTCCATCCCACAGCTTTGAACAGTATTACCAGTCAGTGCGCCGCTGCTGGCGATTTGGGCAAAAGCGCCCCGTCACGGTTGACATCATCTTGACCGAAGGCGAGCGGCGCATCATGGAAAACCTGCACCGCAAACGGCAACAGGCTGAACAGATGTTCGGAAACCTTGTAGCCGAAATGAATCATTCGCTCACTATTGAGCGCAAACAGTACAACACCACACCGATTGAGCTTCCGTCATGGCTGTGATCACTGACCGCTACGCGATCTATAACGGCGACTGCATCGAGGTGATGCAAGACTTGCCGGATGAGTCGATCCACTTTTCCATCTATTCCCCGCCTTTTGCTGGCTTGTATGTCTATAGCTCAAATGAGCGAGACATCAGCAACTGCCGCGATTATGACCAGTTCATGGGGCACTATGGCTTTGTTGTCAGCCAGTTGCACCGCTTGACTTTGCCGGGCCGCTTGACCGCCGTGCATTGCACTGACATTCCAACCGGCAACAGCGGGCAGGATGCGCTGATGGATTTGCCCGGCAAGATCATTGAACTGCACGAGAAGCTTGGCTGGCATTACGTTGCTCGCCACACGATTTGGAAAGAGCCGCTGTGGGTGCGCAATCGCACGATGGTGAAGAACTTGGCTCACAAGACAATCGTGGATGATGCTGTATATGCCGGCGTTGCGTCAGCTGATTATTTGCTGATCTTCCGCCGCAATGGAACCAATCCAATCCCAATCGCTAATCCCACTGGACTTGACCATTACGCAGGCGAGTGTCCCATCCCGCAAGAGCTGCACAAGTATCGCAACTGGAAGGGCAAGCAAACCGAGAACAGGTTTAGCCATTGGATTTGGCGCCGGTATGCCTCATCAATCTGGGACGACATCAACATGGGACGAGTGCTGCCGTTCCGCGATTGCAAGGATCCCGATGATGAAAAGCATGTGCATCCGTTGCAGCTTGACGTGATTGATCGCGCCATTTGCTTGAGGTCCAACCCTGGAGAGACGGTGCTTACTCCATTTATGGGCGTAGGCAGCGAGGTGTATGGCGCCGTGCAGCTTGGCCGCCGTGGTATTGGCATTGAGCTGAAAGAGAGTTACTACAGGCAGGCAATCAAAAATATGGAGATTGCCGTAGAAGCAACCCGTGAACCGGATCAAGCGACGCTGATTGATCTGGACGAGCTATGACCATCCAACTCCGCCCCCGCCAGATCAAGGCGGTGAATGACCTGCGCGCTGCATATCAAAGCGGCGCGCGCGCCCCGATCCTTGTGGCGCCAACGGGTTTTGGCAAAACCGCGACGGCCGCCGAAATCGTCCGCAGTAGCACTGCACGCGGCCGCAGCGTGTGGTTTTTGGCGCACCTTAAGGAAATTCTGGATGACACCAGCGCGCGACTGCGCCATGCCGGGATCCTGCATGGCCACATCCGCGCTGGGATGCGCGTGGACTATTCAAGGCCGGTGCAGGTGGTTGGTGTTGCAACAGCGGTACGGCGGCCAAGGCTGCCGCGGCCGGATCTGATCATCATCGACGAATGCCACCTAGCCGTAGCTGATAGCTACAAAAAGGTGATCGCCGCTGCTGGCCGGCCGCTGCTGCTAGGACTCACCGGCACAGCCCAAAGGCTCGACGGGCGCGGGCTTGGCGAGGTGTTTGACCGTTTGGTGCCGACATGCTCTACGGCTGAGCTGATCGAGGAAGGACTGCTGGCGCCGGTACGTGTCTATGCACCACCTGGTGTTGACCTGACTGGACTGCGCAGCCGTGGCGGTGATTTCGACCAAGGGCAAGCCGGTGAACTGATGAGCAAACCGGCAGTGGTTGGTGATGCGTTGAGCCACTGGCGCAAGCTATGCCGCGGGCGCCGTGGTGTTGCATTTTGCACCACCGTGGCACACGCACAGGCGGTTGCCGACCAATGGCGCCGCGCTGGCTTTCGCGCGATGGCAGTACATGGCGGCAGCGATGACCGCGAACGCCGCGAAGCTGTTGCGGGACTGCGCGCCGGCAGGCTTGACCTAGTGGCGTGCGCGCAGTTGTGGATTGCTGGCGTTGATGTGCCTGAGATTGATGTGGTGATCTGGCTGCGGCCAACGCAATCACTGACGGCATGGCTGCAAGGCAATGGCCGCGGACTGCGCATTGCACCGGGCAAGCGTGATCTGATCATCCTCGACCATGTTGGCAACTGCGGTCGACTTGGCCATCCGCTGCAGGTGCATGAGTGGAGCCTTGACGGACGCCGCAAGCAACAGCGCGAGCAATCCCCATCAGTCAAGGTCTGCCCGCGCTGCTTCGCTACCAGCCTCAGCGCCGCCCGCGCGTGCGCTGAATGCGGGCATGTGTTTGCGCCAACGGAACGCCGCGAACTGCAAACCGTGGAAGGCGAGCTGGTGGAGCTGGCCGCTGCCGCCCGCGAACGCAAACGCGAGCAAGGGTCGGCGCAGTCGCTAGAGCAGCTGATCCAGCTTGGCCGCAGCCGTGGCTACAAGAACCCGGCTGCATGGGCGAAATACGTCCTAGCGGCTAGGCAATCAAAAGGACAATGGAGCAAAGTGCAATGAGCTATTTCTCGATCAATCTCGCTGGCATGACATTGCCAGATGCAATCGCCGCTACGGTTGAGGCTTGGTACGACGCGCAAAGCGTTGAAGAAAAAGAAGCGGAAAAGTATTACACCGTTGAAGAGCTGCAAAGAATACTTAATAAGAGCAGGGCAACTATTTACCGGATCTTGAATAGCGACAAAGCTGCGTTAAATCCTCCGCTTGATCCCGCTAAATTAAACCACGAGCAAAGGGTGGATGCCGCTGATCCAATTCGTGTCTCAAGTAGTGAGATCAAAAGATGGAAACAGTACAGGCCGATTGCGGCGCTAGCGAGCAGGCCCGATCCACTGCCGGAACCTCCAAAGCCAAAGTCTAAAACGTGGCTGTTTCCCGATGACGGCACAGTTTCTTGCGCTGAGCACATTGCATCTGTCACATCAAAACTAATCAATGCTGGCCACTTAAAAGATGGCGACAAAATGCCAAGCACTAGGGATTTAGCTGAAAGAGTCGGCTGCCACCGAAACACGATACTGAAGGCGTACCAAGAAATGGAGCGGATGGGGATTCTTGAGGCAAAGCCAGGGTCCGGCGTTTATATTGCCGACTCCGGCAAGATGGCTTCAATGGGCACTCGCAGCTCCGCTGCTACGCCTACGATTAACCCAGCGACCCGTAACCCATGCGCGGCCTGATGTATCGGTTGCTGGATTGGCTGACGGATCGACTTGTTGACGTGATGATCATGCTTGAACCACGCCCGCCGCGCCGGCAGACATTGGACTATCACGTCTCTACAACACTGCCGGATGAGGTGTTAGCGATCATCCGCATCAGCTGGTACAAAAATGGCAAACCTGATGAAATCGACGAAGTGGCACTGATGGAAACCGACGACAGCTACAATGCCTTCCATGCGGTGGTGACCAGCGCACTGCAACGCGGCGCAAACGTATCCATCCGGTCTGCGTATGAACCGGAGGATCTGGGGATTCAGCTCTAGCCTGCCGGCAGACTCACCGCCCCGATGCCGTCAGAGCAGACCATTCAGCAACAGATCAGACTGGCCTGTAGCCGCAATCAAACGAGACTGTTTCGCAATAATGTCGGCCGGCTGCCGGATCCACGCACTGGCCGCTGGGTTGAGTTCGGCGTTGGCGGCAAGGGTGCTGGCGATCTGATCGGCTGGCGCACCATCACCATTACGCCCGAGATGGTCGGCCAGCAAGTGGCAGTATTCACCAGCATTGAGGTCAAGTCCGCCACCGGCCGGCTGCGACCTGAACAGCGACAATGGATGGAAGCGGTGCAAGCCGCTGGTGGACTTGCTGGCGTGGCCAGGAGCGTGGAAGATGCAGAGCAAATCCTGGCGGTATGAGCACGTCACGCTTGACCGCGTGATCGACGGTGACACGCTTGACGTGATCATTGATGTCGGCTTCCGGTTCACCACGCGCCAACGGCTGCGGCTGCTGGAGCTGGATACACCGGAGCGCGGTGAGCCGCTATGGCGCGAAGCAACTGAGCAGCTGCGTGCACTAGTGACCGATCAGCCGCTGGCTGTCACCACCGTCAAGCAAGACAGCTTCGGCCGCTGGCTGGCGCATGTCGAGGTAAATGGCCAAGACGTATCGGCATTGATGCGGGATTGGTTGCGCAGCGCAGCGGATGGTGAGCCATAATCGGCCTGCGCTTGCCGCTGATATGGCCAAACCATCCCCTAACGCGATCCGCATCGCCGACGCACGCAGTCGCCAGCCACGCGAGGCGATCATCAATGGCGTGCAATGCCGCCGCGCGACGTGGATCACGCGCAACTACTCCTCAATCCAAGATTGGTGGATCCCCTGAGGGCGAGTGGGCTAGCCGTGTTCTGACGCTGGATGTAAACGAATATGACTGACGGTTGACCACGGCGGCGCATGGTGTACCATATTGCACGTGGGCCAGGAGCCCGCACCTAGACAATGGAATATCCCGCGGGAAGCGTCCCGCTCCGGTGGTGGCCACACCTGGCACCCCATGAGTCCCCGCCAGGGACTCGCCACCCACCGGAGATCCAGATGGACGCCACCCGCAACGCCAGCCAGGCCGAGATCGCTGCGCTCTACGCAGAGATCGACGAGGCCCTCGCTGCCTACACCGCTTCGATCGAACGCGGCCTGACCCTGAGCCAGGAGCTGATCGAACTGGCGGACAGCATCGAGAACGGACTGGCGGATGCCGCAGCAGAACTGCAGGAGTGGTTCTGATGCGGCGGCCCGCTACGGCGGGCATGACTTAGGCCACAAGCCGGATAGCGCGCCCCGGATTCTCTGCAGCGGACACGAGAGCTGCCCTGCCTGGCCCCTGAGCAGCGATCACGGGGCAACCAATTCACCCCAAACCAAGAACCATGACTAACGCTCAAATCGCCGGCCGCGTCGCCGGCATCGCCTACGTGCACACACTCCGCACGGTGGCATTGATCGACTGGGCCGAGGTGGCCGCGATCGTGCTCCACGGCTTGCAAGTCTTGATTGCGCTCACTGTGCTCGCCGGCCAAATGACGCGCCGCGCATGGGACGCGCTGCCAACACTCAGCGAGCAACTAGGCCAGTGGTACGCCACTGCGCTGACCGATGGTTGCACTGGGTTGCAGATGGTGTATAGTTCA